AATACTCCATACATAGAATGTTTCATTAGAAACAAATACATTTTTGGCAACGACGATCCGGGATTAACCGAAGGGTATATTTTTGGTGCTAAATCTATGATCAACAGACCAATGCATTTTCATTTTCAATCATGCTTTGGGGCTATTTTTTGGCAAATGCCAATTTCAGCTTTTTGCCACAAAGAAGATTACGATATATTGTCAGAAGACGAACAAAAAAGATTGTCTCTCTTGCAGACTTGGGATTGCCAAGATAATGATATTGCAGTTACAACATTTGGGTTTTTACAAAACAAAAGGGTTGATGTGTTTTGTCGTGATAAAGTATGGCGTTCTGGCCAGTATATTTTTACAATTGATGACTACGAAGGAGATCTTAATGAACTTAACATTGGATACGCCAATGATCAAGATTCAAAATGTTATCACTTTTTACAACTCGACGATGGAAATTACGCCATACCTCCTAATAATTTACTTCGCTGGCATAACCCAGATTTTATCGTTCCTTATCCTGTGGATAACCCACCAAAAGTAAAAATTTTTAAAGACGCAATGACTTCAGAAGATATAGACAGGTCATATGGCAATAGTCCTTATTTTTTCTATAACCATTATCCAGAAGAGGACGAAAAGAAAACTGAAGAACCTACCCCATTAAGATCCAAGTATGTCTATAAAGACAACGACATTCCAGAATATCCATCAGCATAATGAAAAAAAATCACGAGCTAATGGCATTAACGAATGGATTAGTGTCTCAATTAATATATTGTTCGTCTAGATTGCCAAATGAAGACTTTAATAAAGTTAGCCAAGATATGTTAAAGTTGATTTGTGCTTATCGTAAAAAAACAAAAGAGCTGCAAAAAGAAAATCGCCCTCAATGATGAGGGCGATTTGAAAATTAATCATTTGGAAACATTTCATCGTCATCTAGAAGGCCGTACTCGCCGCCTTTCCAAATGGATTCAATCGCTGCTGCTCCCCCAGCATAAGCATTAAAACAAGTAAGCAGGACATTAGCTTCTCCCGCGATATTATTCCGTACTGCCTCATAACCCGAAATCATTACCAAACTTTTACCGTCTTCTGCGACTCCCGTCCACGGGCCGCTACAATTAGTAAGAGCCCATTTTTTGATTATAACCTCTTCCCCGTCTGCGTTTTTAGCTTTGATTTCATTCTGTTGATATGTTGCTACAGCCATCCAACTCCAGTCTTCACTAACCCATTGAGCAGTGATACCGTGATCATGTTTTAATAATACGTGTTGATTGAATTTCATATTTTTATTTCTAATTGTGACACTAATGACACATTTGGTTTGTAATTTTATTTGTGGTAAATTATTTCAAATACTGCATCAATTGGTGGAACAAAGGAGGAGCAATCAATTATCTTTTATTAGCTTCTGTATTTTTTATTGTATATATTTTATATAGTAAAAAATTTACTAAACATTTTGTTAATACAATTATAGGAATCCTACCTTGTGTCGGATTATTAGGCACCGTGGTAGGGATGATAGAATGTTTTCAGACCATGTCTTACTCTGGAGCAGACGTAGAAAGCATTGCAGCTTCAATTTCAAAAGCCTTACTTACGACTGAAGTTGGCCTAGCAATAGCAATTTTTGCTTCAATGGGTTTACTTTGGAAAAGTAAAGAAGATGGCCTATTCCTTATCGACGAGCCCAATTCCACTTCCGTTGAGTTGGAATCCGCAAGCGTTAGTAAAAGTCTCGACTCCGGAGAATAATTCATCTAAAGTTACGTCTGCGCCTCTGACGTTTGTTTGTATTTCTTCTATGAATTGACCAGTGTATTCTACATCTTCGTTCCTATTAAATGAGTATTGATATTTCATGGTTTTATATTAAATTTTTCTATTAATTTTTCTAAAGCTTCATCTTTAACTTTTTCTGCTGTGCCATCAACAATAGATTCTACAGCTTTTTCTGCAATTTTTTCTTTAATCTGCTCTTTATCTGCAAATAAAAAAGCGAGAGAGATAGATATTCCAATAATTATTACACCTAAAAGAATTTTTTTCTTAAAGGATTTCTTTTTTATTTGTTCTTCAGCTTCTTGTTGTTTTTTAAGTATTTTTCTTTTTTTCATTTCTGACTTGCGTTTCGATTTGCTCATTTTTTATTTGAGCCTTTATCTTCGAACTCTGGATCATTACCTTTTGGCAGGTATGGAGATCCACCATTAAGTGGTAAAGTTTTTTCTATGGTAAGCTCTTTTAATTGCTCATTTGGTACGACCATTTTAGTTTTGCGATCTGTCATATAAAACGTAGTAGTGGTCAAGCCCACTCTTACTATTCTTGCTTGACGTCCACTAATGTAAATTATATCGTCGTTGTTAAAATGAGATCCATAAAATATAAGAATTCCTTTGGCGAAATTCATCATAACATCTTTAACTAAAATAACTGCGACACCTACAGCAAAAAGCCATCCATACTCAGAAAATAAAGTCTTGGCTATGTTTTCGGCTTGACTTTTGTCAAAAAATTCTAGTTGATTTAATGCGTTAGTATTAAGTAAATTCGTTAAATTATTAAAAAGTTGAGTTTCCATTTATTTCCCCTTCCCATTCATGTCCATTAATCTAGGCATTGTTCCTACACCCGGGATTTCAATTTGTTGCTCTGACACAGGTGTAAAACTTGTTGTTTTAGCCATGCCTTGTGGATTTTTATTTTCTTGATCTTTATAGTAATCCATTTCTATTGACAGAAACGCAGGAATTGAAACTCGTATTTTTTCTACTCTACCGTCACTCTCAATTGACTTGCAGCCCGCTAAAACAAAAAAACAAAACAATATGATTATTCTTTTGAACACTTCTTCAAAAATAATTTACACTTGCAAAGAATATTTGACGTAAAATATTTTCATGTAACTAAAAAGCCTATAAGGTGTATATTATGTTAAGTATGAAATACTTATCTAAAATCTTATTGGTTGCGATTATCGAAATGTCATTAACAACAGTTCAAGCACGCCCCAGTAAACATAAAGATAAGCCGGACAAACCTCGTCCAGAAAAAAAGGTCGATAAAGAAAAGGTTAAAGAGCGTTTAAAAGCTGCTGCTGAAAAAAGAAAAAAGCAGCGTGGAAGTAAGAAACCTAAACGTTTTGGAAGATGGGATGGCAAACGTATACAGAGCGAAGAATTAAATGAACTTCGTGAAAAAATGCGTGAATTGACCAAAGAGCTTCATGAACTACGTAAGAAGCATACTGAAGAAATGAAAAAGCGGATGACTGAGATTAAAAAGGAATTTGCAAACAAACGAGACAAAGTAATTGAGGGGAATAAGCCCGGCGAATAATACCAATTACATAAAAAAGAAGCCCCGCAAAAGCGGGGCTTTTCTTTATTCATCTTCTGGATTGACAGGAGGTATTCCGTCGTGAGGGAATGGAAAATCTGACCATGAAATAGGCGTATGTAATTTGCTATAAATCTGATCTTCCAATATGTGCAGCCATCCCATACCTGAAACATATTCATTAGCTAAACCGCTAATATTTTCAGATACATAATCAGGGGTATAGTTTACAGAATAGCCAGAAACGCCACTGGCTCCCGTAACTGGATAACCAGAAATAGGATCAGTCCAATTAGTGAATCCAGTTGTACCATCGATATATGCGCCTTCAGTAGAAACCACTCCGTTTTCATCAACGCCGCTAAATTGACAGTTTAAACCCACAACCAAAGATTGTACTCCGGTTTTAAGGGAGTTATTGTACATGGGGTCTAATCGACTAAAATTATAAGTATATGTTCCTGATAAATGAGCCATTTTTTTATATTGTGCTTAAAGTTTAATTTTTCTAGGGTTTTTTTGTTTTTGTATCTGAGGATTCGTGTTTCGCCAATTGAATTTCTATGTCTCTTAATCTTGTGTTTAAATCTCTGATGGCAAATGCATTGTCAGAAGTGTCTTTTTGTAAGATGGTAATTTCTGTTATTTTTTTATCCATTTGAATTAAATGGTCTTCCAATTTTTCAAACTCTACTTTGCTTGGAAATAATGTTTGCAAATAAGCTAATACAGCCAAGCCAATAATTGGCGCCACTTTTAGAAACGTGTCTAAGTCTCCAAATCCGATTTTATTTTTATTTTCCCCTGCCATCTGTATATAGTATATACACTCTTTTCAAAAAATAACATAATTTTTTTAAATTCAATTATGGCTTTATTACGAAATTACAGTTAGGTAAAACATAATTTGGGCCTGAATATTGCTTTAAATGCATCAAAGATTGCAAATACGCTTCATATCTTTCGCACATTTTCTCTATTGTAAAATTTTTGCTTGCATGGTCTCTGCATCTTTGAGGTTTTATTTGATGAGAAATGCTAGCAGCATGTACAAATTCATTTAGTGATCGACATCTAAAACCTGTTTCTCCATGTAAGTTAAACTCAGACGGACCTCCCCAGTCTGTTGATATTACTGGAGTGCCAGATATAAAAGATTCTATCATAGTCCACCCACAAGGTTCGCTATATAAACTTGGCATAATTAAACACCGAGCATTTGCTAAAAGTAGCTTTCTTTCGCTTGTGCTTACAGTATGAATGTATTCGGCTTGAGGATTGTCTTTTACCAAATTATTTTCCATATTTTGAGGGCCAACAAATTTTATTGGTATTTTTAATATTTTTGAAACATTCTGAGCAATGCCTATCCCCTTTGCATTGTTCATTCTACCTAAGAAAAGCAAATAATTTTCTTTTTGTTGTTTGTAGATAAAGTCATCAAAATAAAAACCCGGAGGTATTACCGCATCTCCAAAAGAGGGATAGTTATTATCATAAAGCTTATGTTGCATTTTATGTAATTGAGCGTAAGTTTCGAAGACTTTAAACTCTGCAAATCCAGAATCATAACCAATGCTTGCCTCAACCACAATAAAATCTTTTAGCTGATCGCAACAATTTCTATGGCCAAACCCCCAAAAAGCTAAAACAAAATCATTTTCACTTTGTCTATTTTTTTTAATTAAATTTGTTGCGTTTTCATTAAATTCATCGTGAGCTTTATTGTTAACATTTTGATCATGAAACTCTTTCCAAGTTTGGCCTCCGTATACTTTATCGTATGTTTCTCTGCTAATTACGTCAAAATGTTTTGTACAGTTTACTTCAGAGTCTGGGTGGCCATAATGAAAGACAGTGTGCCCTCGGGCAGTCATTTCTTTGCAAAATTTATAAACTTTCTGTGTGAAGGCGCACAGAGTTATTTCTTTTTTAGTAGGGTAGATTGGGATAGATAAAACATGAAAAATCATATTTACTTAAATTGTAAGAGGTTTTTTGTCAAAGTCAAGTGTAATATATTTTAATGAGTAGACGGAAGAAGTCTTCGGCGTCGGAAAAGATAATACCTCTTGCAGAAAATAAGTACAAGCTTTATCTTAATAAATTTGATTTAACTAAAAAACAACATGAATTTTTAAAAATCGCTTTTGATAGAAATACAAAAATTGTTTTTGTTTCGGGTCCAGCAGGGGCCTCAAAAACTTTCATATCTATTTATGCGGCTTTACAATTATTCAATATGAATGCGAATCAAGATATTGTTTATGTAAGAACAATAGCGGAAAGCGCAGAGAGAAATTTAGGAAGTTTGCCGGGAGATGTCAATGAAAAGTTTCATCCATTTATGATGCCATTGCAAGACAAGTTAGAAGAGCTACTTGATGTAAATCAAATCAAAATGTTATTTGAAGAAAATATTATACAATGCGCTCCTATTAATTATTTAAGAGGGGCAAGTTGGGCCAATAAGTTGGTTATAGCTGATGAATGTCAAAATTTCACAATGAAAGAGCTTGTCACTTTAATCACTAGAATTGGAGATAACTCTAAGTATTTTATTTGTGGAGATCCTATGCAATCTGACATAAATGGGAAAACAGGTTTTTCTCCGTTATGTAAAGTTTTTGACGATGAAGAGTCAAAAAATAACGGAATACATACCTTTAAGTTTACTGAAGATGACATTGTTCGCAGTGAAATTTTAAAATTTATTGTGAATAAACTAGAAAATAATTTAAAAAAATAAATTATAGATACAACTTATTATGGCTAGTATATATTGTCCAGAGTGTGGAGCGAAAAATAGTTACTCCTTGAGTAAACCAAACTTTTGTCAGGGGTGTGGAACTAAATTTGGGTCTTTGGATGCCCCCAAAAGCGGACCAAAATTAAAACCTTCAAAGGCAAACGCCTCTGTTGAAGAACAAGACGACGATTACGTTCCTGATATTTCAAAATTAGAATATGATATTGAAATGTCTGCTAACAAGCTCACATTTGAGAATCTTGTTAATAATCCTGTTCATCCAGATGACGTTAAATATCCACAACATAAAAGACGCGGACATAAGAAAATGTTCAAAAACAAAAATGATTTAGAAAATCAATCTAAGATTGATTGTGCAAGTTCTCGAAATAAACCAACAGATACCGGTGGCCCCCAGTAAAAAGAAACAAACCTATGAAGATAAATATGAGGTCATCGATAATGAAATAAGAAAGCGTTTCTATAAGTGGCATCTTCACGCTATAGCGTGGTTTGACTTCGAAGACGTTTCACAAATTATTCGAACTCATATTTATAAAAAATGGGAGCAATGGGATCAAGCTAGGCCTATTGAGCCTTGGGTAAATAAAATTATTTCCAATCAGATGAAAAATATTCTGAGGAATAATTATTCTAATTTCGCTAGACCATGTATTAGTTGCCAGCACAACCAATCTAAAGAAAACATTAACCCCGGGCAAACATCTAACTTGTGTGCTTTTACCCCCAGTGGCACGCAATCTAATGAATGCAGTGATTACGCTAAATGGGAAAAAACTCGCAAACAAGCGTATGATATTAAAATTCCTGTTTCCTTAGAGCATCATACTTACGATAAGGTGACTTTGCCTGAAGACCATTACAACATGCACTCTGCAATTAGCCAATTACATCTTTCAATGAGGGAATATCTAAGTGATCGTCATTATATAATTTATAAAATGCTTTTTATAGATAATATAGATGAAGAGGTTGTAGCAGATGTGCTAGGCTACAAAAGCAATGAAAAAGGTAGAAAAGCAGGATACAAGCAAATCAAAAACCTTAAAAATTTTTATAAAAAGATAGCACGCAAAATTTGTGGGGAAAGGGATATATTTTTCGAATGAAAGAATATGTTTTAACAAAAGATCAAAAAGACAAAAGCTTAGATTTATTTCAAGAGCTAGATGGAGACTTAAGCGAAGCTGTCAAAAAGTTATTTGACGACCCAGCTGAAAAAGGCAGCACTCAAAGAGGAAGGGCTGTAAGAAATTACTGGGTAGAAAAGGGACTGAATTATAGGACTAAAGTAAAAAAGAAATCAAGCAAATATTTCTTGAGCGACAATGAAAAAGTTTTTGTGAAGCAGCATTATGGTCCTGAGATGACCAAAAAAGAAATTGGAGAATTATTATGGCCTAATGATTCTACAAATAAAGGTTTTACAGAAAGCGCTAAATTTATTGGTCTTTGCGACTATATTAGCAAAGAGTTTCCATCTGCGGTCACAATTCGGGATGATGCTATAGGAGAAAAGTATGCGCCCCCAAAAGTACTATCAACTGCAGTCAAAAGACTTAATAAAGCAGCGTCAAAAGAGTTTGAATTAGAAAAAATAAACTTACAAGATCGTAAATGTATTGAAAGGTTAATTGGGTATTTGAATGGCCCAAGATTTGTTCAAGTGATAAATTCTTATATCACGCGTCAAAATAGAGATTTATTTGAGTCCGAATACATACGCAGTACTTGGGATAAGCCTGATTTAACGTCTGACGAATTAAATTTATATGTTAATGTTTGCATGGATTATGTCAATTTAAAAGAAATTGAACAGCAAAAACAAAAATTAAATTTAATGTTTGATGATACTGAGGGTCAAAATGATTTAACCATGCGGTTAACTGAAATGTTAAAAACGAAAGCAGAAGAATACAATCAGTGCATTAACAGGATCGATAAGATGTTGGCTAAATTAAACGGGGAAAGAGCCAAGAGAGTTGCAAACCAACAGCAAAGAAATGCATCTATAATTTCTTTAGTTCAACTTTTTCAGGACGAAGAAGAAAGAAAGATGATGATTAAGATGGCTCAGATGCAAAAACAATCAGTGCGCGTTGAGGCGGATGAGATTGAAAAAATGTCTGATTGGAAAGCTCGTGTATTGGGAATTAGCAAAGAAGATGCTATATAATGGAAGATGTCGACTCCAAAATTGTTAGGTGTGCTGAATGCAAAAAAGAGTTCACAAGTAGAGCGTCTTTACATAAACACATTAAACAGCATGGGCTGAACTTAGCATCTTATTATACAAAATATTTCCCAAGGGTAAATAAATTAACTGGAGACCCACTTCCATTTAAAAGATATGAAGAATATTTTGAAAGAGATTTTTCGACCAAACAGCAACTGACGAAATGGTGCAAAGAGAGGCCCAAAGAAGAAGTTAAAGAATACATCCTTAGCCTTCTGCAAAAGAGGCATTATAAAAAAGATAGAAAATATGGGCCTTTTCATTTGGAGACAAAAAATTCTTTTTTACCTCCTATAAAATTATATAAAGAAATATTTGGAAGTTATAACGCAGCCTGTGAAGCTATTGGTTGCGAACCCCTGTATAATAATAATATTCCTAAAGATTTTTTTAGCAATCCGATACCACTAGATTTAAAAGTGGCTATAGATACGAGAGAGCAAAAACCTTTAAGTTTCAAGTGCAAACAAGAGGTTTTAAAATTAGATATAGGAGATTATACTGCGCTAGGAGACTATTATTCTTATACTTTTGTAGATAGAAAATCAGGGAATGATCTACAAGGGACTTTAAGCAAAAATCATATAGATAGATTTAAAAACGAAATAAAAAGAGCGCAAGAGATGAACTCATATCTTTTTGTAATTATTGAATCTAGTATTGAAAAAATGATAAAAGAAAATAAAATTTTTAATAGAAAATCAAATATTGATTATACATTAAGAAGAATTAAGGATTTATCTCACGAGTTTTCAAGGTCGTGTCAGTTTGTATTTGTTAATAATAGAGAAAAAGCATCTGACATAATACCACGTATATTACTTGCAGGTAAAAAAATCTGGCAGACTGATGTTCAATATTTTTTCGATAATTTATGAGCTGGGTAGCAGGAGAACAAAAAGAAAGACCAAATAAAGTTCGTACTAATGATGAGCTGTTAGAAATAGATGGTTTTTTAGATGAGCGTGAAGCTAAGATAGCTTTGTATGAATTTTTAAGGAATAATGTTACTTTTACCACTGATTTACTTTTAGGGGTGAAGCTGTTTCCGTTTCAGCATATGGCTATAAAATCTATGTTTGAAACTGATTACTTTTTAGGGGTTTGGAGTCGCGGAATGTCCAAATCTTTTACGACTGGCATTTTTGCAGCATTGGATGCTGTATTAAATCAAGGTGTTGAGATTGGAATTATATCTAAATCTTTTCGACAGGCTAAAATGATTTTTAAAAAAATAGAAGACATTGCCAACAAGCCTGAAGCCAGTTTTTTTCGGCAATGTATCACGAGAACTTCTAAAAATAACGATGAGTGGTTGATGGAGATTGGCGCTAGTCGTATCAGAGCGTTACCTCTTGGTGACGGAGAAAAGCTTCGCGGCTTTCGTTTTCATCGTATTATTATTGATGAGTTTTTGCTTATGCCAGAAAGAATTTATAACGAAGTTATTGTTCCGTTTTTGTCAGTAGTGGAAAATCCTATCCAAAGAGCCGACTTGTATAAATTAGAAACACAACTTGTTGAAGAGGGAAGCATGAATGAAAGTGATAGGCATGTTTGGCCAAATAATAAGCTTATAGCACTATCTTCTGCTTCGTATAAGTTTGAATATTTATATAAGGTTTATAGCCAATTTGAGCATTTAATAACTACTGATGCAGCCCATAAAGATAAGGCGTCTAGGTGCATAATGCAATATAGTTATGATTGTGCGCCAAAGCAATTGTACGATGAAAACCTCATAAATCAAGCTAAAGCCACCATGAGCCAATCACAGTTTGAAAGAGAATTTGGAGCTATATTTACAGACGATAGTTCTGGATATTTTAAAACAAGTAAGATGGCATTGTGTACTGTGCTTGATGGAGAGACGCCAACAATTGAGGTTCAAGGTGACGCAGATTCAGAGTACATTTTATCTTTTGACCCATCTTGGTCTCAAACTGAAAGTTCGGATGATTTTGCGATACAAATATTAAAATTACTTAAAGAAGAACAAAAAATGGTGTTAGTTCATAGTTATGCCCTTTCAGGAACATCTTTGAAACATCATATAAATTACTTTTTGTTTTGCTTGGAGAATTTTAACATAGTTGCCATATGTGGTGACTATAATGGTGGAGTTCAGTTTTTACAAGCATGCAATGAAAGTGAAACTTTTAAAAGTAAAAATATAAAATTAAAAACCATAGAAGTTAATTTTGATAAACCAGAGGAATATCAGTCAGATTTGCAAAAATATAAAAATGAATATAATTCTGAAGATTATAAAACTATTATTTTAAGAAAGCCTACCAGTAGCTGGATTAGGCAAGCTAATGAGTTATTACAGGCTCATTTTGATCATAGACGAATTTATTTTGCTAGTAGGGCTATTGATGATTCATATGTTTCGCAAAAAAATAAGAATATCCCAATATCTGATTTAAAATTTTTACGCACTTCAGAAGAATCTAAACAAAGCGCTGCGGCTAAAATGATAGATTTCATTGAGCATCAGTCAGATATGATCAATCTGACAAAAAATGAATGTGCTTTAATTCAAATCACCACAACGTCACAAGGCACTCAAACCTTTGATCTTCCAGCAAATCTAAGGCGTCAAAACAGTCCGGACAAAGCAAGAAAGGACTCTTATTCAGCTTTAGTTTTAGGAAATTGGATGGGTAAAGTTTACTTTGATGCTCAAGCGAAAAAAACAGAAGATATAACAGAAACGTTCGAACCTACTTTTATTTTATAACTATTTAACTTTGAAAGTCGACTTTTGTAACTTTTAGTGTAATATACTTTAGTATCATGTCAGCCCCATATCAAAAAAGAAAATATACAAAGCGCTCTGACTATTGGAATAAGTTCAAAGAACAAGAAAAACCAATTGAAAACATTATGCATGCAAATCAAGAAAAAAACTATGAGCCCCAATTAATAGGAGATTCTTTTTATAATTATGATGCTAAAGCGTCATATGGTAGAACTCCTATGGGCGGAGACTCTACTAATCTAAGAAGGAATAATGTTGCAGTCGCGCCCATGATGTATAAATACGAAAATATACGAAGTGGTTTGCTTCCGTATCAATTTTCAGCTAGTGGGGTTAACGTTAGAGATGCAATTGAATTATGCCAGAAAGCATATTGCAATATAGCTATATTTAGAAACTCAATCGATACAATGGCTGACTTCGCAAACTCACAGATTTATGTTGAAGGCGGCAGTGCAAAATCTAGAGAATTTATTAATGCTTGGTTTAAAAAAATTAAAATTTGGAATCTTAAAGATCAATTCTTCAGAGAGTATTATCGAAGCGGAAACGTATTTCTTTATACAGTAAGCAGTAAATTCAATGCTGACGAATTTTCAAAAGTTAGAAATTTAGGTATTAATGTATTAAGCAATAAAATCCCTGTTAAATATATAGTTTTAAATCCTTATGATGTTACTGCAAAAAGAGCTACATCATTTGAGAAGTCAGGACTTTATAATAAAATATTGAGCGAATACGAGCTAGAAAGATTACAAGAACCTAAGACTGATGAAGATAGGGAATTATTTAATGCGCTGGATCCTGAGCTACAAAAAAGAATTAAACAAGGCAATTGGTCCGCCAATGGCGCCACAATAGAATTAGACCCTTTAAAGCTTAAATATGCTTTCTACAAAAAACAAGATTATGAGGCTTTTGCTGTTCCTTTTGGTTTTGCTGTATTAGATGACATCAATTTTAAATTAGAAATGAAAAAAATTGATCAATCGATTTGCAGAACTATCGAGAATGTAGTGCTGATGATCACTATGGGAACGACCCCAGATAAAGGAGGGGTTAATCCAAGAAATATTCGCGCAATGCAGTCTTTATTTCAAAATCAGAGCGTCGGCCGAATTTTAGTTAGCGACTATACCACAAAAGCCGAATTTATTATACCGGACATTCAAAAAGTAATTGGGCCATCGAAATATGAAGTTGTCAATCAAGACATTAAAGAAGGATTGCAAAATATTATATTAAGTCAAGAAAAATTTGCAAGCACCGAAGTTAAAGCTCAAATGTTTTTACAAAGATTAAACGAAGCAAGAGAGTCGTTTTTAAATGACTTCTTACAATCTGAAATTAAACAGATATGTAAGAATTTTGGATTTAGAGATGTTCCTACAGCTAAGTTTGAAACGATTGATCTGAAAGATCAAGCACAGGTACAAAGAGTTATTACTCGCATGATGGAACTTGGAATTTTACCTCCTGAGCAAGGAATGAAAGTTATAGAAACTGGAGTATTCCCTCCTGCTGAAGAGCTAGAACGATC